CGATCCTTTGACTTGCGGTAGAATGTACGATGATCAATGCTTGCGATAAGCTTGATCAAATCGTTTATGTCGTTCATTCGTCTCAATTGCTCTTCTGATGCCATCTGCACTCTTCCCCTCTTTCTATAAAATAACTATTTTATTTTGATTCTAATATGATCACCAAATATCATAGCCCACAAAATCATTTAAAATATTGGCCATTTCCTCTTCCTCTTCTTCTGTTAATCCGTATTCAGCAAGCCTGCTTAAATAATCTTCTCGTTCGTTCTTGATCAATTCTTTTCCTCCTTTAATTCCACATTAATATTTAACACGTTTGCAATCCGTTTACCCACCTCATCGGAAACTGTTTGTGACACCCTTTCTTTAAATCCATACAGCAGTCGATCTCCATTTCTAAACCCTTCTTCAATAAGTGATTCAATCTTTTCTCCCGCAAATCTATCCAGTTTTCCTGACTCTGACATCTTCTGAACTTCATTAGAAACCGCTATACTAATCATTTCTTGTACGTCTTGCTTTGAAATACCTAATTCATTATGTATGTAGTTTTTGACTTCTTTGTATACACTATTTTTATTTTCAAAGGTCTTCTCTTTATCTAGAGGGACGAGAACGTAATAATGTCCATGATAAAAGCCGCTATATAATTCTCCCTCATCTTCGTATGTATCAACATCTACTCCATCATCGCCGGCTTTGCGGACAATTCGGACAATGCCATTCGACTCTCCTTTATAAACATGAATAACCTTTTCGCCCGCTTCCGCCTTGCGATCAACCATTTCATAACGCATTCCATTAATGTGGATGATGTCGGTCGGTTCGAGTACCCGGTATTCTGAGAGATGGATAAGTCCGTAAGTATTATTAACGGATGATGCGTCGTCGCAATACACGGCTCCATCCGCTGTGTGGTAAGTACGGTCTACCGTAAAAATATCGCCGATTTCGTACCATTCTTCGAAATCCACTTTTTCAACGATTATGATATTCTCCCCGACCTCCGCCTTCCTATCGACCTCAATGTATTCCCGCTTGGTGCCACCTAGTTTTTCATCAACCAATACGTGAATCTTTGTATTTGTGTTCGCCTTAGTTTCTGCCATTTACTCCACCTCTATATTTTTTATGTTTTTTCAATTCTTTTTTGATTTTCGTATTGCTTTTCACTCTTTTATTAATAGATGCGTGTCATACACATGCCATCTAAGAGAGATAGGACATTTTTGTCTCAGGAGGCGAAAGGCAATGAAAATTCTTATGGATCTTTTCACAAATTGGACTTTTGAAAAAGTCATGGATTACATGCTAGCTGCTATAATTTGGTTTGTATTCAAGTCAAAGCAGAATGAGTATCCCGATGACTTTGAGGAAAGAAGGCGTTATAGAGATTAACACCCCTTCTGCGATCGTTATCGGATTTTTATAATTTCGATAACGATCCATCCTTATATGTTTAGTTGAAAACTATCTTTTATTTAGATATCGTTATTGAACTCCAATCAAACGTTTCGAGAATTTTAAGCAGCCGCTCTACTTTCGGTGCCCTCCAAGCTGTCATTGCGTAAGTATGAGCTTCTGCAATATATGGCAGGTATACAGAATACCGTTCTGCATTTTCCTCTCGAGCTTCGACCCATTCATAATCACCAACTGTCCAGAAACGTGGTGCAGCTTGACCGTCGTTGTCTTGATTTTTCAACTCTTGCTGAAGTTCTTTTAAAAACTGAATATCTTGATTCATCGTTTCCTCCTATCTGTTTAAAATCACGATTTCATTTAGACTAAACCTTTTTCTTGCTGTCATGCGTTCACTTTTGGGTAAAATACTAATCTGTTAATATTAGTAACTCATCAACTTTATAATTGTATTCACTGTATTCACCCGAGCTCCATTTAACTCCCACAGAACCTCGATTTGTCGTCCACAATATAATTCCCATCTCCCCATCTTCATGCCACCTTACTTGCTTCCCTTTCTGATAACCAAGCATGTTTCCACCCCTTTCTTGTGAAAGCATTTTAATTTAACTTTAATGTGTATCATCTTGAGAAAATCCCCTTTAATTGGTAAACTCATACCTAACTTACATACGAGTGGGTGATTCCTTGAATAAAACAATCGGTATTACTGGATTAATCATCAGCATAGTAGTGCAATCATTTTCGGCCGATGATTCGTTATCCCACAAAATTGCTACGGGTTTGTTATTTTTATCAATAATGATTTATAATTTTGAACACGCTAAAGATTATTCTAAAAAGTCACTTGTAATTTTAGGAGTTTCCTTTATTATTTTTATGCTAGGGATTTATAAAATCCTCTCTATTACCAGCGATTACTTTGAAAAGCTTAATGTGAATTTTGGATACATCCTCTTATTTGAAATAGCATTGATTATTGCATTAGTGTCGATTGCAGTAAACGTAATGAAGTACATTGCGAACCGGTTAAGGAAAACACCTGATGGTAAAGAGCTTTGACTCTTTGCCTTTTTTAAGCTAAATACTTCTTCTTATGTGGTCTTCTATGTACAAAATCAAAGGCAATATCAACCTTTGCCTGTTCCTTCTCCTCAGCTACTCGTTCCGTAACAACAATCAGTTGTCCATTTTCCTGGTGTTCAATGCTATGGACTGAATATCCTTTAGCAGCGTAATATTCACCAATAATCTCATCAACGTGGTTGCTAAGCAGATTCCTCTTGATCACCCTTGTAACCTCCACTTATTTTATTTTTATTCTTCAAATATCTATATGTATTCCATCCGCAGCCGTCAAATACGCTTATGTCCGCTCCAAGGTGCCATCTAAACCAAACTAAATTAAACCAGGCTGTATCAATTATGTGCTTTAAATAACCTATGTGCCTTCCTCCTTACAATGAAATAATCCTTTTAATTCAATATTTAAATTCTGCACCAAACAATGATTTGCATTCTTCTAAAGTGAATGGTTCTTCAAGAAACAATTCATTTTCTTTGTTAAATGTTATGCAAAATTGGTTCTCCCTTAGAGGAAGTGGGCAATCGCCTAGTCCTTCAACTTTAACAACGTCGCCTACTGCAATCGTTCCTCCTGTAATCAATTCTTTGAAATCTAAAGTTTCATCATTATGCGATCCCCAATTAACTCCATCTAAATTCACAATTTTAAATTCCTTCATGTTATATGTTCCTCCTCATCCAGGCGTATAGCTTATATCCAATTCAAAATCACATTTCGGATGTAGCCTCCAAATTTGATGTCCTAAGTATGTTTTCCTAGCGTAATTCAGACAGTTCCTTGTCCCACTTTTACTTCCATCATAGACAGCTACTATTGCTTCACTGTGATCAATCATGTATTCATTTCGTTTTTGCATTTTAGCCGATGAAAATTCCCCTGATACAGCTCCACTAACTTTATATTTACCTAATTCTTCAACATTGGTAATCTCATCTGCCACATCAAGCATACGTTTGTACCACATTTTTTGTTCTTCAGACCACACTTTATCTTGTTCTTTGAAAGGTGTAGCAATTATGTTTTTAATATGTGGGTATTTCTTCTTTAGAATATGTACACACCAACAAGCAGCCTGATCAGTTCCTAATGCTCCACCAGTTATGAACCTGGACTTGTTTTCCTTAGTGATTAATTCTTCAATTACTTCAAGCAGCTTTTCTTTGAGTTTAAGCATTGTTGGATTTTTCATATCATATCCACCCAATTTGTTCGGCCTATGACCAGTGAAGCACACCGTTTTCTTTCTTAAAGTCTCCTTTTCTTGATATATCCGCTCACGTTCATTTCTCTCAATTCCCATCTGCTTAATATATTCAGGATCACTAAGTTTTTTGAAATTGACTATCGGTTCTCACCCTTTCTTTAAAACAGTCTTTTTATTGTGATTCTGTAGGCTCAATTAATAATTTCTTTCCTTCTTATTTACAATTGAAACAGCCAAACCAAGATTCACTATTACTTTCTTTCATACATTTGTATAACTTGGTGTGCTTCGTGCTCTGAAATCAGACCGCCCCCATTAAACCGCCTAACTATTTTTCGTTTTGCTTTACTGAGTGGAGACAAGCCATGTTTTTTGAACAGAGTCACAATATATTGTTTTTGTTTTGGTGTAATGAAATGAGGACTATATACTCGGTCATCTTGTCGTAAATAAGCTTGTAGGTTGGCCTTTAGCTGTTCGCCCTGTCTTACTGCCATGTGAAGAGACATATTTTCTTTATAGACCTCTTTCATATGATCCACTTGCCTTTTTAAATTTTCATTTTCTTCCTTTAATTGTGATTCCGTCACCTTCATTTCCCTCCGTTATTTCAAATGAATGAAATTTTACTTTTTATCGTCTTAAACCATTTTGGGATTGTTAATTATCTTATTAAAGCAGTTATCAGTAACTTCAATTCTCGGAAGTAAGAGCTCGCCCGCTTCTGTGCTTGAGTCCCAATTCACTTCTTTAAGGCTGGTAATCATCCCTTTTTCATCAATGGAATACTGAATAGCAATTTTATCAGCCCCACATTCATATCTTTGTCTAATCTTCATCGCTATGCCCCCTGCTAAACTTCAAAAGTTTTGTGTTTATTACCCCTTAATCACTTAATTTTAATATAGCGTCTGCCGACTCCGAAGTCATTCTTTTCTTTAAAACTTCAATTAGATTCTTTTTTTAATCCTAATTAAAATGTTTGGGTCTAGCGACAAATTCGTAGTTCTCCTCCCAATCAAATTGTTTTAACCCATCTTTTTCAAATTCCCAGCATTCGCCGAGTAAAGGATCATCTAATTCAGGAACTCTTTTTTTTAAGGTTCGAAGTTTGTTGAAATGACTAGCTGTTTTAAATTTAACTTTATCCATTGGTTCAAATTTCATTTTTCCATCTACTTTCTTTAAATTTTTCTAAATTAAATACAGGCACAAATCTTGAAATAGGTTCCAACCCTCTATCGGAGAGTTCATGGCTATCTGCTTCAAATTTTTTAAGGATTGGTATACCGTCAATTTTAAGCCTGGTCAGTTTTTCTATGTGGCTATGTGTAGTTTGGGTGAGTTTTCTTCGTGTTTTCATTGCTATGTCAGTGTAACTTAAAAAAGTTTGATCATTTAACTCTTTATCATATTGATATGATTTAAGAATAAACAAATATGTAACAAATTCAGATCTTGTCAATAAACCATTCTTAAGGAGATACATATCATCTGAAGTAACAATAAAAAATTCCAGTGGTTTTAATAACCCTTCGTCATATCTATAGTTTGGCATGTAGTTGGGGCGAAAGGATATTAATTTACGATTTCTTTTTGATATGACATCATAAACAATTTCTTTATTTTCAGTAACTAAGCTCTTAGAAACTCCACGTCCTTTTTCATTTAACTTTACCTCGTCTCCATACTTTGGACAGTAACTGTTACATGTCCCTTTTAAATTTTTAAGCCTATCCAACACTACTTTAAGTTGTTTGTTGCTACACCCTATAAACTCCGATAACTTTTGCCTGCTCTTGAAATTTCTGTTTACTGCCACTAATTGAATTGTGATGTATGTTATTATATCTAATTCAGTCATATTGACTTCATTTTCATAAAGTTGACCGAATAACCCATCGTTAACAAATGTGCATCTCGTCATGTTTACTCCTTAATATCTAAATAAAGTTTTACTTTTAATCCAATTCCCTATGTTCTCCCGCTGCCAATACAACTTTTAAGTCTTCCCAACCCCTATAAGAAGATTTCGCTAAATATAAAGTGTTGATCTTTAAATCCATAGGTTTCACTGAATAGCATATTACCGTACCTGTCATCATTGTCTGACCAATGTTTTATTCTGTCGGATACTTCAACAAAGCGTTTCAATCCTGTAGCATCTACAACTATATAAACGAACCAGTAATCAGATTTCCTTGTTGCACAACCGGTTAGTTTGAAAAATTCACTGGCTTTTTCTGGATTAAAATCCTTTCTCCAGCCTTTTACAACTTTCCATTTACGCTCAAAGGCCGTTATAACCTGCTTATCCTTAAATGGTTGCTTATTAAAATCGGCAGACTCTTTAGTAAAACCCTTGGCGACGATTTTATCTCTTTCATACCTTTGTGTCTTAGCATGTTTTAATGGGATATCTTTTAATTGAGCTATGTCTGCTCTTTGAAGCTCCTCTTTGCTAATAAATGAAATAACCTTCCCGTTTTTCAAAACCACATTCGGCATATATTCTAATTTGCAATTTGAGCACCTCTCATTAAACCAATCATCTTCGACATATAAACCTTCTGGTGCTCCTGAAACAACATCCCCCAACTCATAGTCTAATAGTAAGCATTCACTCCATTTAAACTGAACCTCTGTGTTGTGTATTGCAGCGCAATTAGGACATTTAATTTGACCATTAAAGGTATCAAACATTCCCATATCAATTCACCCCATACCCTGTTCTGTTATAGATTTTATTAATGTATTAATTTGTCCCCCAATAACTGTGGATGCCGCTCCCTTTATTACATCCTTTAAGATTTTTAAAAACTTAATGAGTTTACTCCTATCAGGCGACTCATTGCCTATCTCTTTTTCAATCCCTTTAATGGCATCCGAAGATAAAGCAGCTTGATCAAATTTCAAATTTAAAGTTTCGTACTCCTTTTTAAATAAATATATAAGGTTGGCTAACGATTCTTTTAAATCACTAGCATTATAATTGTTGCCTTGATGTAAATGAGAATTATGCATGTACTGTATGTTTGTTGTGTAATTATTTTGTATAATGTATTGCTTATCCTCTTCCGTCTTCATGTATGATGAAAGTTCTCCCTTCATAAGTTCCCGGTGATAAATTATTTCTTCGTAAAAGATTTCTTCTACTGATAGACCCAGCCCTCTACTTATTTGTAATGCAGTTTGAATGCTCATAGAACATTTGACACCAGAAGCATAACAACTTAATTTTTGCACGTTGATACCGGTCAAAGATGACAGATCATGTATAGTTAATCCCTTTTCACTTAATATCTCTCTAATTCGATTTCTTAATGTAGTCTCGACTAACTTCAATTATTAAACCGCCTTATTTTCTATTTAAAATGCATCTTTTATATAGATCTCAATACTTCTCGGCAAGGTTACCAACCTTCTTCATAGAAAATATCATCATATAAAACTTTTGATTCATCGGCCATTTCTCTCTCTTCTTGGTATTCATCCATATGATTAGTAATAAACTCACTTGCTTCTCTAATTGTATTACCGGTGAATCTTGCACTAATGTATTGCTCCATGCGTCCGATCAGTCTCAACTGTTTTTCTGTTGCTCTAATCACTCCGCACCCTCCTCAGTCCAAAACAATCTCTCATTCGTTATTTTTTCCACTTTATAATTTATGAGGTAGTTATTTTTTGCGTATTCCTCTGCATATTTCAATGCAGATTTATCATCATTAGCGCCGAAACTGAAATGCGTCCATCCGAACCTAACTTCGTACCACAGCTTATATTCAATACGCTTCACTTTCACAATTCCCGCGCCTCCTTTGGGTTTTCGTCACACATTTCTTTTAACGCCTCCACAAACTCTTTTTCGCTCATGTTCAGCGGTGTGTACCACTTTATAACTTCGTGAAACGGCCGGAGATAATTTGCAAGTGTATCTTCAGCATCTTCCCTTCCTTTTGTTGTCCCAGTAAAATTATTTAAATAGTCTTCACGCGTCATATTTATGTGCGTTGGGCAGTCTACCACTGAACTAAATCGGCAGTACCGTCCATTCGGTTGCTTAGCGATTAATGCACCCATGTTATTCCCCCTTATCTTAATCTCTATAAAACTTACATTTTATTTTTATCCTTAATATATTCATGCTGATTCACAACATCACGAAGTATGTATTGTATTTCCTCTAAATTGTCTTTAACAAAGTCCAGGTCTCCTATTGCCATTCTGATTTCATTATTCTCTATGCTGCGCAAAGATCTTTCGCATGATGCTAAGAGCTTTTCATATTTCCTTAAAACCATAGTTCTTATTTGATCGTTAATTTGTTCATTAATCAATAATTAAAGCTATCTCCTTTCCTTATTCTAATTCGATTATATAACCCCAACCAAATGTTGTAAACAATTATTTTATTTTTACTCTTAAAAATTTCAAAAAAATCAGCTTTACTCATACTGTAAAGCTGCTGTCTTCATAAACGTCTTCATGCCGTCTAGTTTCCAAAGAGTTTCATTTATTTTGTCTCTAAATTCTAAAACTGAAGCATGATCCATTCTAATCCTCAAACAATCCCCATTGTTTTTAAAAATAATGTCTATGTAGTACTCTCCACTTTGGATGTTCTTAGAACCAACACTCATGGAAACTGATCTCATAATGTCTTTCAAGTCAATTTCAAGATTAAAATCCATTGTATGCTCCAGTCTGACTAAAAAGTCACCAATTTTTTATGTCTCATGATGACTGACAAGATGTGTATGTATTTTTACTTCGATGATAACAATTGTGAAGATTTATAATCCTCATTTTCAAACGAATCGTCTATTTCTTCGGCATAAGAGGTTGTTAATTCAGCATCCTCTGTACACATAATATCTACATCAAATAGTGCCTCATATTTTTCATGATCTTTTTGAAGAAACCCCATTTTTCCTGTTTTATTTCTCAATTTCTTTTTAATTGATTGATATGCGAACAAAAGTGCTTCCTCTTCATTCTTGGCTTTTATTCTGCCGAAAAAAGGTATGCACAGCTCCCCTTGAATGAAATAATCCTTTTCTGACATACGTTTCCCTCTCTCTGGTAGTAATTAACCGAACCTACGTTCCCTTTTTTGTTGACTTAATTATAACCTTTTACCTAGTTAGTGGCAAATCTTTTTTCTTTCATTTAAAAACTTGGAAAGAATTGATATAGTATGATAAGCAATACTATATCAGGAGGTTGTCCGATGCTTGAGGTTGAAATCGGACAATGTTTGATATCCATTCTCCTTGAACGTAGAGGAATGTCCCTAGGGCAACTTTCGAACCTAACAGGCATCAGTAAGCAAAGGTTAAGTGATTACGCTAATGGCGTTAGACCTTCTATGAATATAAAAACAGCGAGAATCATTGCAATTGCCCTAAACTGTTCGATTGAAGACCTCTATGAATGGAAAATCAAACATTGACTTAATCGCTAGGGAGTTTGACCTAGCGAACCTCCTTGTACCCTTTTTAGTGTATAGAACTATTTTACTGCATATGTACAAATTTGTCTCTGTCTAACTTTGTCGAATTCTGAAAAATATGAACAAAATCCTGATATTTTTTTAAAAATATCACGAGTTAATTCACATTGTTTTTATTTTTACTCTAAAAGTTATGTAAAGTTAATCCCTGTAACAGGGATTAAGAATTAGTCTCAATTACTTCAGACTTGATACAATATTTTTCTAAGTTCTCCATATTCACTACTTTCCTCAGTGATTGTGAATTAAACTCCGCGTCTTCATTCAGGAATCCATATTGTCGAGTTATTTTCTTATAATCAGGTACTTTTAATTCACCCTTCTCTTTGTATATCTCATACGCCATGTTGAGCTTTCCTGAGTTGATAAGATTCTTAGGTGAAAAGAAGGGTTCTTCTAAAAATTTTTGAAACTGACTAAAAGAACGGTGAATTAAAAATTTGTCAGCTTTCATACTCTGATTAGAACTCTTATATTTTAACCTAAAAATATTTTCGCTTTTAACTAATGTAGCAAATTTGTTTTTAAGTCCACTCTCTGGCGAACCATTGCTAAGATGATATGTTGTTTGATCATTAGCGCGCTTAAGCAACTCATAACATTTGTCGCTTACAGTAATTATTCTTACACCGTGTTTATCATCTACAAGCTTTACCTTGTTATCATCAAGTAAATCGTCACCTGTTAAATTCAGTAACTCTGAATGCTGATAACCATCTATGCCTTCATAAATAGCCTGTATCATCGCTTTATCCTGATCATTAACCATAAAATCAACATATTCTTCTACTTCTTTATTGGTGAATAGTGTTTTTTTGTTTTTATCTATAAACTGCTTTAAGTCCCCATCCTGTATCTGATACACTTTGTTGATGTTACTGTTTGCCAAGCCATTTTCCATTGCCCAGGTTGTGTATTGTCCAATTACAGCTCTTGCTCCTCTTAGTGAATCTATAGATTTGCTATCTAAATCTAAAAATAACGTACGCAGCTCTTCCAAAGAAAAATTAAATATGTCTTTTTGAAGTATTTTTTCTGTAGCTGAGAAATCCCTTAGCCTTAGCCAATAATGGTTTCTTGTTGCTTCACTTTCGTATTTCTCTAAAAACTTTTCCTTCAATTCAGCATTATACATTTCACTCATATTAAATTCTCCTTTAGGCTTTAAACAACAGCAATTTCATCATAAAATATTCGCTTAAGTTTCTTCTTCATAACATTCTTTAGTTGATTTTCATTATTTTGTCTTCCTAATTCTTCAAACACTCTTCCGCTTTTACTAAAGTCAATCGTATTAAGGATATTTTCAAGCTTGTTTAGTTCTACATTGTTTTCCTTCATCTTCTTGGCCAAATAAACATAACCGTAAAACATTACGTTATGATTAATGTATGATTGCTTTCTAATGGACGATAAATCATCTTCAAGAAATTCATCTGGGAAGGCATAAAAAAGGTTATCGAAAAAGTCTACCAGGTATTTCGCAATTTTCAACGCATCTTTTCGAGATTTCAACTCAAATGCATCGTCTATAGCTTCTGATAAAGTATAATATGTCACAAGAAAATTGCTATCGATACCAATTTCACTTTGTGGGCTTATTTTTAAGTTCACTTTTAAATTTCAGCTGCTCGACAACGGTTGAAGAATACCGTTTTTGTCCCAATTCTTCAATTCTGGATTTTTCAACTGGGTTTATGGTATTCATTTGAGCAAAGTGAACCTTAGCCTTTTCTTCATCGTAATTGAGCACATTTAAAATGAATGGTTGATCTAATTCAGGGACTTCAGCAATGGCCTTAACAATACCTGAAATTCGATGATATCCATCAAGAGCATCTAATAAGGTTCCTCGTGTTACAGTGAGGGATTGGTCGCTTGGATCATATTCAACTTCTTCATCACCATCAGATGTTCCAAGACGAGCGTTAAAAGTTAACATTGATACAATTAAATCGCCTTTAATAAACAATTCTTTGATCTCATCAACTGATTTAGGGTTTGTTTTAGGTACAGGAATAAGGCTACCCTTAATGTACTTTCCTTCACGCTGAATGTTGTAATTGTACTGCAGGATGGAGCTATTATATAACTCACTCAGTTCTTTGGCAGTAATGGAAGTGACATAGTTATCCTCTTTAATTTTAATCACATTTTTAAACTTGTATGGAAGCTTAACTACTTCTTCACCGGCGAATACTCTCCCACCTTCAAGCTCTTTTGCCAATCTGGTTGGAAAATAATTTGACGGATCTAAAGCTTGCGCCCCAAGAATTGAATACATCTCTTTTGAAACAATGTACACTTCTTTTTCGTTTAAACGTTGTACGTTGTTATCATTATTATTTAAAATTTCTTGGATATAACCAGGGAGTGCCTTGTATTTGTCCGCCATTGTGGCTTTTAATTCCTTCACCATATTGGGATCATTTTTAATATCATTAAGATTTTCCTCTATTTCAGTTTTTAACTTATAAAGTTTATCCGTTGTCAACAAAACTTCAGACACATTATCACCTCACATAATCATATTAAATTTATCATTATTTTCATAAGCAAGTAAAGCTTTTATATGATTATTTGTATCACTTGTTCAAAAACATTTTAAGTTTATTCTGTATATACATGTCTGATTTTAAAAAGAATTCTTTATATTGCTCTAAAGTAACATCTTCTAAAAAGGACATGTCTTCTTTTTGATCAACCAAAACCCCTGGATCTTGAGAATAATCCCTTTCATTGACTAAATAATGGTCATTTAAAGTATTGATATTACTGTGGCCAGAGAACGCTGCCACTTTTTTAATATCACCATTAACGCTGTAAGAAAAGTTTGTTGCAGTATTGCGTAAACTATGCGGAGTTATCTTTCTTTCTTTGGGAATGCCCATAACTCTACATACGCGATTCCACATATCCTGTATTGAATCAACTGTTAACTTATGAAATAAAAGCTCATGTTCCCCATACTCTTGCTTTAACAGCAACAACTCTTCATAAAAAGCAGTGGAAATCCCAACTGGCCTAGCCTTTTTTTGCTTAGTTTTTTTAAAGGTGACGAGATAGCATTGGTGCTTTTCTGAATAAGTAATATCATCCCACCCAACTCTAAGCACCTCTGATTTACGCCCACCAGTACGTGCACTAAACAAAATAAACATCTTTTTCATTAATCTGTTCTGACGCTCAGTAACATAAGCTGCCTCAGCAAACTCATCAGCTTCCGATATTCCTTCAAAAGACCCTGCTGGGTTCTTTTCTGTTGGAAGAGGTCTAAAATTAAATACAGATGAATCACACTCATGTTCAGATTCAAGGTACTTAATCATACTTTTCAGTGCGGCAATCTTATTGTTAATTGTTGAATTGGAGTTACTTTTATTTTTAGCCAAATGGGTTCGATAATCATACAGGTCACTCTTCTTAATCGCCAGGTCACTCTCAGTTAAATATTCAATATCCTTGGCAGCATAGTGGTTGAAAAACTCTCTTATATGCCTCTCATACGTGGCTCTAGTATTAGACTTTTCAATTTCTCCAGTTTCTCGATCCCTGTTTCTTAAATCTAATTCATCAAACCACCTATTTATGTTGTTGTATATTGAATAATCCCTTAGTGTTGACGCTTTCTTTTGAGCTTCCATAATGACACCTCATATCATTTTTTTCATTAAGTATTGATCAAATTCTTTCCACGCAACAATCCATTCAGTTTCACCTTGAATATTACTCAGCAGCATTATATTGGCGTTACAGATTTCCATTTGCTTTAACATGTCGTATTCTTTAAGAGCGTTAATTAAGATGCCCGTATTCATTTTATCACACCTAATTTATTTTTATTCTATAATAAAATTCAGTTTAGGACATTTACCCTCTCATCCTTGCAGACGTTTATAATTGGCATCCCCGTCAGTTCCTCATACAACTCCTCTTCGAACCCAACCCATTCATCACTTGTCGCTTCTCTTCGTAAGAACTCATTATAAGCAACTGCTATCTCAGGCTGCTCTAGAAACTTCAAAACGATCATATGCTTTTTCCAAACTTTAGTCTTGTTTTCTTCTGTATAATATTTATTATTCATTTTATTTTTACTCCTTAAATGCATTTTATAGAATTCTTTTGTTCTTTAATGAGGTTATATTCTTTATGATTTTTTCTCATTGTAGTTACATTATTAGGTGTAAACACATCTGGATCCTCTAGGTGGAGATTGACTCGTGTGAAGTTCTTTAGTTGTTTTATGTATTGATATTGTCTTAATGATGTAATCTTCAACTCTTCCTTTTGAGTGGCACTGGTTGTTTCCATTATTTCATCTCCCAACAACGTTCATCTTGTAACTTCATTATATATGTTGCTAGAATAATATGCAATAATTTATTTTATTTTTATTCACGACAAATAACACATCCCCTATGTATGTGTTAAAATGTCTGCTGATTTGTCTTTAATCCTCATTAGGATACCTTTGCTTTATATTTTGATCTAATCATTTCTGCTTCATTTTCAAGATGATTGTCTTCCTGGGAAATTACAAGATTAATAGCCGCCATTTCTTCGTAACCTTTGGCCATATCCTCATAAGAAAGTGATTGTCCGAAATGCTTTTTCATTTTAATTCCTCCATGTTCTTGTTTTTTATATTATGAATTTCTGGAACATTCTCTTAAAATTAGAAAAGACGCCTGATCCAGTGGATCAAACGTCTAACCATTGATTATGTAGTATCGTTGTTGTGAATTTTTAAGCCCCACGAATGATGCTTGCTACACTAATTTCATCGTTTGGAGCTGCAGTGTTTACTGATTTTTGTCCTGCAACAAATGATAATGCCAGAGCCGCAATAATAGCTACACCTAAAATCGTTTTTTTCAACAACCTCACCCCCTTTCAATTGCATCGCTCTAAATTGAAATAAGACTTAACAGTTCTATGTCCGCGCCCATTTTTTTAAGTTCAATCAAGGGCAGTTGAACTGAATATTTGTCATCTGATTTTTTGAAACAGCGTATAGATTTATAAAAATCAGATTTATCTACAGATATTAAACCTCTATAATAAAAATAAAATCCCATCTCATTCTCATCTTGTTCTCTTATTGATAACTCATTTAAAATATCATTTGCTTTATCAACTTCACCTTTTCGTATATAATGGTATGCCCTCAATTGCAAGTATTTAGTATTCTGTGATTCATAATTCACCCAAAAATTCTCTTTGTCCCAAAAGCTTGCAAGAAAACATAATGCTCCTTCTAACATCTCTTTGTGAATTGTGTTACTTGCATACTTAGCACCATTAATATAAGACCGCTTAGCCTCTTCAAAATTTTCGAATATAAAAGAATTTCCGATTGTTAAATATGCAAAAAAACAAATCCTGTCCACGTTTGTAGTTTCAGTGGCATATAAACAATATTTTCTTGCTTCAATTAAATTGTTCTCATTGAAGCTTATATTAGCTTTCAACAAGCTTACTCTGGAGGTGTACAAGCCTTTTATGTAAGCGTCTGATATTTCTTGAAAATCCAGCAATTTTGCTGTACTTTTCATTAATCCAAATTCACCGATTTTAAGGTATTCATACATTAACATTGCATTTGAGAAGAATATCATTTCTGCTGTTTTGCATTTTCCAGTTTCCCTGATTGCTTCAGTTAAGGATATCTTGTTTTCTGTTAACTTTCTATGTATATTATAGGTCTTACCCCATTCTTTGCTTGTCGCATTTTTTGAATTGCATAAATTTAAAATTATTTTATCAGTTAATGCATTCCACTGATTTAAATCTGCATATTCAACAGATTGTCTAGCACATTTCTTATTGGGATCCAATGACAAGAAATAATCACTCAAAAGTTGCTTTTCATTATCAGGAAACAAGCTTTTAACAATATTAATTAAACCGCCTAAGTTGTCCATTTCTTTCTCTGGGGTGTTGATGAATTTGTAAAAGCCATTAACCTTTTCGTACCCTGCTATTTTTGAGAGTTTCGCTGCGAGCTGGTTGTCTTTTTCACATTCATTCTTAATCATCTGCTTAAGGTTCATTGGTTACTCCACCCCTTCCCAACTAATGTTCCCTTGTTTATAATATACATTAGAGTTGTCAGAATTACAAGTATTTATTTTATTTTTATTCTAATTATTTTTTAAGGAATCCTTCTCTGTTTAAAATTCGTATTTTATAAAGACACAATTTTTCTTCACAACTGTGTCTTTTATTATTGTAATTTTATTTAGCTAAGGCTTCTTCTAATTTAATATCTAAATCTGTATTTTGATTAAGATTAGTAATAGCAATAACCTTTCCAACGGAGGTCATTCTAAACTCAGGAAGAGTAGTTCTGTCCCATATTTCATTTACTTTACGGATACTTTCATATCTGCTTATAGCCAAACTTATTTCATTTTCTGATTTAAGATGGTTTTTATAAAAATCAATAATCTTACTTTGATGCTGAATAAACACTGAACCCAAAATTTCAATTTTATCTAATAAATGAAAAAATCCCTGAACATTGAACTTATATAAATTATTTTCGTCTGAAAGAGGCGTAACCATTTCTTTTAGGATATTTGAATCTAGATAAGGAAATGTCTTAAGATAGTGCTCAAGATCAAAACCAGCTTGAAATATCCCACCGTATGCCATGTGAATCAAATAAGAAAAATGCTCATTTTGACCTTTTGTTAAGTTCTCGCATTTACAATACTCTAAATGCATCATCTGGTTTAATGAAGGGATTTTTTTTGGCAGAAACGGCACTGCATATTTATTTAACAAACAATTTAATTCTCCTATTGTTTGGCACGGAAAAGTTACTTCAGATAAAAGGAAGTGCAGACTTAGTAAATTAATGTGTTCAGTATTTAGCTTAGAAGAAACTTCTATTGCTTCATTGAGAACTACCTGTTTAAACGATCTATCCTTTTCTTTAGTCCGTTCAACTAATAATTCTTTTAACATCTGGTATAGATATTTTTCGCCAGACCTTACAAAATCCCTTTGTGCTACATAAATTATATATTGCAAGTCAGGATCAGAAAACCGATTAGGTAAATTGGGATTCTTAGAAAATTGTTCTAGAAAACCTTCAATTAAAGTATTTGCTCTTTCTGTAGCAATCTTATTAGCTTCTTGAGAAAGCTTATAAAAATTTTCTTTGAAAATATCGTTACATATTTGTTTTGCATCTCCATATGATAGCCCCGTTACATGTACAGTCTCTCCTTGGATATTGACGGAGTGATCTCCTCCACTTTGCGAGCAAGTCTTTTTCATCTATTTATCACCCTTGTTTTTAAAATCATTTATTTCTACATTACACCCTTGAATATTAACTGAATTGTCCCCGCCTTGTTGATTATATTTTGTATCATGAATGTCTTCCTTTTTTGTTTTCTTCCACTTTAAGCATATCCAACCTACAATAGGTAGACCGACACCGCTAAAAATCCACTGAATATTATTATATAAAAAGTCAATCAAAATCTAACCTTCCTTTCTTGAATACGAGTTAATTTCATCCGTTCACAAGGTATTCCATTCAACATATTCAAATCGCTGCTGATAAAGGTCTTCCAGGATTGTGGCCCATTCAATCCATCCATCCGCAACAATGCTTTTTTTCTCTCCATCCTCAATCCATTCAATCCAGTACACCTGAACACTCCTCACCTAGTAATAACTTCAATTTGCCTTATGGCAGAAGTGGCTTTAAACTCCGTATGTAGCTCATTTGCGATCACTAAAGCTTCTGACATTGTAGTGAACTTAGAAGCGCCATGAAGCCCCTTAGATGTCTTATAACCACTTCCATCTAATTTAAATGACTTGAAGTAATCATCATTTTCAAATTGAATAACAAAAAAGTTATCGATAACCGGCATAGCTAACTCCTCTTCAGCAGACCAGCAATTTTTATGGCCAGTGGCAGCAATCCAATCAGTATGTAAAACACCATGATATTTATTTTATTTTTAAAGAACAGTTCAATCAAATTCTGCTCCATACCTGGTGAAAATGAATCAATCAGTTCCTGCTTAAACTCTTCATCATAAACCTGATCAACAAATAAGGCCTTAAATCCTGTCAGAAAGCCTACACCAAGCCAGACTATTAAGAAATATGCTATTCCAATCAAATTAAAGCCCTCCTTATATACATCGTCTGGTATTATAGTAGTGTTAAATACTTTGTGTAGGTGAAATTTAATGGAAAAGAAAGATTTTGAGACGAATGGCTACGATGTAACAGTTGTGTATGATTATAAGGAGTATCCCGATGTTAAATATGGACGCTGTGACAACTGTGATTACGCTTTGTTCAAGAGTTCAGTGAAAAGTGGTGTGTTTTTACGTGAGTGTCGTAGGTGTGGTATGAAGAAGAGCATTTAGTTTAATGCTCTTTTTATTTCACTGGATCCATGTAGCTTACATATACTTCAATTCCGTCTTCAGTTTTATATTCTGCAATCCTGTCTGGATCAGCTTCAATCTTCTCTATTAGTCGTTTCGCATCCTTGTTCCTCTTTGCAGTATTGGAAACTACAATCCAAGACCAATAATTCCATTCAGAGATGCAAGACTTAATCTTTTCTGGTATCTTATGACCTCTTGTATAAACCTTGATCATTTGCATACTCCCCCTGCTGGTTCATTATTTAATCCAATTTGCTGGTGGAACGCTCAATACTCGATGTTGTCCATCTAAATAAGCATGTTTCCTTTCCCAATCACTTTTCTTCCATGCTTCTTGATTTGTGAATGACGGATCTATTGGCTTTGGATATTCTTCATTCACCCATCCATCTTCAATATGATTTAGTTTGGCTTTGCTACCTTTATCATCGTATTTGTACCAGACAGTTATCATTTTGGCTGCCATAAGTCATCCTCTCCCTCATTGTGCATTTATGATTTTTCACAATTATTTCTTATTGCCAAGCATAAATAATAAGGCACCCTCTGTGCCAATCAATTCATACTTTATTCCATTTTTAGAGGTGGAATGTTTTGTTCCTGTCTCAATTACATTATTAAAATTCAATTCATTTAAAATTAACCGTTCCTTATCTTCATCAGAAAGTTTTGAATCTGCTACACTACTTAATGCTTTCATTATTTCTTGGTATTGCCCCAAGGAAATTTCATCCATTTGATTTGAAGGAAGGCCAATAACACCATAAGGAAAAATAATACGGTCTTTACTATCTACAGATGCCGTAATTGTGAAACCATTCCATTTGGCCATATAGACAGATGACCCATCATTAACCTTCTCAATTTTCGAATCATTAATATCAATAACTCCGTTTGAAACTTTGTATATTTTATCTTGAAACTTCTCCTGTGTTAATCCTGAGCTTCTGCCAAACACGAGGTACCCAACAGTAGCGATTACAACAATAGCGATTATCAATCTCTTATGTCTATTGATTACCCTCCAAATATTATTAGTTGTATCTGTAAGCTGGTTCATTAATTCACTCCTTCATATCTGCGTTTTAAACACCTTTTCATGTTCTGATGATTGTTTTTCGTCCACAGTTGTCTTAGTTCCACATAAAAGAATGATTTTAACTTAATTGTTTTACTCGTTTAAGTATCCTTTTTCCGTTTCAGATCTTATTCCGCCCCACTCAGATGACCAAAGTGTAAATGTTTTGCTGTTTGTTAGTTTAACGAAAATCGGGTAGGAATCAACGGGCTCTATTCTTGCCTTTTGTCCCAACATCTCTGAGTAGACTTCTTCAAAATCTTGCTTACTTGACCAGGAAGGCATTTTTATGTATGCATATTCCACCACATCACCTAAAATATCCTTCATTTCTTTAGTTAGAATAATTGTGTCATTGATTAGTTGCATATTGCACCTCTATCTAGGTTAAAGATTTTTTATTCATTGACACCATTTTCATATTCAAGGTTGTATGTTGCTATTTCGTGTACTCCTATATCCCCTGCAAAGTTTCCATCCTCATATTCCTGTTGCAAATAAACCGCTTTATCTTTTTCGAAGATTTCTCTTGCTTCAACTAATTCAGTTACAGCTTGTGACCCCATTCGATCTGTTACAGTAAAAACTAAGCACCGTTTTAACTCGGTACCGTCTTTAAGGACTACGTCTGCTATGACGTACCCATTTGGCTTTAGCTCGCCAATTTCATTACGTCTTTTATCGATTGCCTCTTGGAGAACAGCTGAAACAGTATTATTATCGGACTTGCTTAAAGCCATTTCTAATTCTTGAATTTCCTCAAGTAACACTTGAATTTCCTCTCTCATTTTCATCACTCCCTTTGTTGTAAAGTGCAATTTTATACTGTTCCTCAAAGTGTCTCGCAATTATTCCACTTTCAACAAGATTGCTTTTTGATTTCTAAACTTTGTCAATTCAATATTTTTTTGAAGACCCTGATCCAATAAGAACTGATACATTTTTTCTGTTTGATTATCCTTTTCTTCGTTAGGCATTCCCCGGAAAGCCATATTACCGGCTGTATAATAGAGGCAGTAATCGTCGTCAAACGTCTTGGCAAAAGTAAAACCCGCAGAAATATTGCTTAGTCCTTTTACTCTGCTTTTAGAGCTCTCAGATTTTTTAAAGCTACCTTGTAATAAGATTCGCTGAACTTTTGTTTTTAAAGAAGTCGGCAACATCTCTTTTCTCCTATTCTTTATGAAAGTACGATTTTATTTAAACATTGCATTTATTGTATTCGTCAAAATCCGGAAAGATAAGCCAGTCATTTGTCATCAGTTCATCCACTTTTTGCAAAAATTCTTTTGATTTGGCCTTCAATTTAAAATTGCCGTCTCCTCCATAAAATTCGCTCAAGCCTTCATAACCGCCTGATTTATAGTCTGATATAAAACATCTCCCATCAAAATTCTTATTTTTTCCTACCTTTTCTGAATCTATAATTGCACGAGTTTCTTCCTCTATTGCTTCAAAATTGTACCTCTTCGCAATCCGGTTTGTCTCTGTCAACCTGGAGATGATTTCATCTGACCAGTTACCCCTTACATCTCTTAGAAGTGCTTCCATTAAGATGATTTCTTCTTGTTTTATCATGGTCTTTCCTCCTCTAATTAAGTTTGTATTCCTACTCCATAACCTTCCCTTTAAGTACAACCTCACTTGCTGTCCAAGTGATCTCATTAACTCCATTCTCATCCATCACGGTTTTCGCTTTACTTTCCGCACTCATTTTTAAGTCTTCTAAACTTTCGGCTTTAATTATATCGGATAAAAGCATATAGTCCTGATCGTAGAACTTTACTGAATAATCCTTCATGTTTTCTCTCCCCTTTTCCCTGTGAAATATACTGCTTTTAAAAAGTCGCCTGTAATTCTTCCTCCATTCATGTATAAGTTGCAGGCCTTTGTAAGTTCTGAGTTAGTTTATTCTCTAGTTTCACTTGATTCTTTCAACGAATCTTGATGCTATCTCCCTGTAAATTACTTCACTAATCATATGTAGTTGAGTGATATTCGAATTAAAAGTATCATGTAAATTTCTAACCTTCCCTTGCTCTAAGACACCAGATTCCCGCCACTGTTTTAATTCATTAAAGCAATCTGCCAGAAAGGCATCCGTTTGCTCTTTTAAATGTTGTTCTAAATTATTCATTCTCTTCACTCTCTTTTCCATTGTTTTTTATTGTTTCCTTAACTTGTAACTTTAGTATATCATGATCCCTAAAACGGATCAACGCTTTTTTCTATTATTTTCATCTTTTTTAAATTCCATCAGTTCATTAATTGTGACGTCAAAATAGGAGCACACTTTTTCAATTAGATCTGTTGGAACCCGCTTTATTTCACCCAGCCACATCAACCGAACACTTTTATAATCGTGTTCGAGAATCCTAGATAGTTCCCTTATACCGCTTATTCCTTTTTCTTCAGCTAGTTGCTTTAATTTGAATTCAATCATTTCAGAATCTCCCTTTATATTTTAATGAGGAATGTTTAAGACGACACACTAGAAACATTTAAGCATTTTGATCCCTTTTGTATGTCAGCAGCTCATGCAACTCGATATTTAAATAGGTACAGACTTTATCCAACAGATCCCTTGGGTACCGCTCCATTTCATCGTGATAAAGCTTCCTAACTGTGTTAAAACCATGATCAATATCATTGGACAGCTTTCGAATACTGATATTCCTTTCGTCTAATATCGGCTTTAAATTTGATTTAATCAATTTAACTACCCCACATTCATTATGTATGATCACTTTAAATTATCATTATATCCATAAAAAAGGTCAAGGATATACCTTGACTATGTATTAAACTTACCAATCATCATCCGGCTCATCATGTTCGAATCCATAAAAGCCTTTAATCCAGACGTCACCACAGCCGGTTCCTTTTGTGATACTTAAGTAATGATTCCTGTTTGCATCACCATTCACCTTATCCTCTGCGCTCAAGTTCAAATGATTTCCCGTGAAATTCTTTTCACTTAGAGTAAAATCATAACCTGCCAGTGTAATTCTTTGGAGTTTAAAATTTAATGTACAACCTTCAGCATTGTAAATGGTGAACCTGTATCCCAATTTAGTTGGCCAATACTCGAGATTGGTGTCATCAGCCATGAAAAAGCCCGTTTCATTCTCAGTCATTTTAAAGCTGACCTTATGTTCATCTTTTGTAATCTTGGCCAAAGTACTTCCGCTACTCAAACACCAAGTTAAAGACACTGCAACAATACTCAAACCCAACTTTTTCATATCCACTCCCCCTCTTCCCAAATTATACAACATTTGAGATTAAAGTAGAGCGAACAGGCACACAGATTCTTCATTTTTCTGTATCAACTATGATATAGCTAGATATTCATAAATCTATGAGTATCTACATGTATTTATAATGATATTAAACCTTTATAGAGAACAAAAATATTTATTTAATTCATTTTTAAGAACGTTTCTTCCATTTTTATGATATAATCATCACTGCTTATAGGCAGCCTTACTGCTTATTCGCTATATGGTATAGGAAAGAGGTTCTTTTAATGAACGTAAAGCATTCTAATTGTTTCTTTGTTATCAGGCTGTTTGCTGCTCTTTGTGTGTTGGTTGGCCATGCTACAAGAGATTTAAACATTTCTGTCTTTGGTTATACCCCAGAGAGTAAAGCATCGTTTCACACCGGCATATCAATCTTCTTTTTTCTAAGTGCATTTTTTCTTTTCACTTCTTATGAGAGATCCAGGCTTAAAGGAAATAATGTAACCGATTTTTATTGGAGCCGAATCATTAGAATTGCCCCTGCTATATACACCTATGCTCTTGCCTCCACTGTACTGCTAATTGTTCTAGGAGCTCTTTCATTAACAGTATTCACTACAAAAGATTACTGGATATGGCTTCTGAGCAATCTTGTGCTATACCCTCAATACTTCCCTGACATATTTCATCACATTGGCACAGGTCGCCTTAACGATTCACTTTGGACAATTCCTGTTCAAATTAGCTTTTACCTGGTGTTACCCGCTATTTATTGGTTTTATAAACGTTTCGGATTCAAAAAAATGATTCTTTGCTCTTTTGCTGTTGCCGCCTTCAGTGTGTTAGCTTCTTTCATAGTTTTAAAGTGTGCGCCGGCCAGTGTCTTCGGTAACCTGTACTTACATTCTTTCCTGCCGCAGATGTTTTATTTCACTTTGGGCATCTTCTGGGCTAAAGCATGGAGCAAGTCACCGCGGCATATTGTTTTATTCTTATCTTCAGTAATTTTATTTTTATTCTTTAAAATTGACTTTTTACATCTCAGCGCAATAAACAGTACACTATGGAGCTTTTTATGGTTCGTACCCCTGAGCTATGCACTCGTCTGGTTCGGTTACAATGGGCCGAAGATATTTTGGCAGCTGAACCGGTTAGATGATATCAGTATGGGGATTTTCATATGGCACATGGTGATTATCAACATCTTCTTATACACTGGAATTAATAAAACATTGTCTGATTACCCGCTGATCATAGCCCTAATTGCTGTTACTGCTGCATCCGCATTTCTTTCATATAGATTAGTTGAAAGGCCAGCATTAAAATTACGCAAAAACAGTGAAAACAATTTGAGCAATAAAACAATAAAAGCAAGTTAAAGGCTGTTTTACTTAGACAGCCTCTCCCCCTTATAGGATATTTAAAAATATAGCTCTCTATACCTTCTCAATATGTAATCATTTATTTCATACTGCCACTCTACCTTAATTGAATAGCCTTTTATTTTGACGGGTTTATTCCACAGTAGCGACTCTCCAAACTTATCCTCTATCTTTCCTCCTTTCTCTAAACCATGATGGTTAAAGAAATTTAGAGTGCAACAATCATAATTGTCTTTGGTGTATCCAGAATCTACTTTCACCCAGTTTTCTGCTAATTCATAAAGCCATGCAGGAGCACTTAGATCAATATCAAACAATCTTTTTGCACAGGTAGATCCATAAGGCTTTCCATCAATTTCAAACACTTTTTTATGCTTCTTGCCACAAGCAGTGCAGTTTTCGTTTCCTAAATAAACTTTGAACATTTGTCCTCATCACCCCATTATTTTGATACCTTATGCTAGTGTAGCTAAATTAATAATGGCTGCCTATTTATTAATTACATTCAAGTTAAAATGGTGTTTTTATTTAAAATAGGCTTTGGAATACTAACGTTTCATCCAATAACTTTGATATTTTCGCTTTCACATGATGGACAGTCTTCATCAAAGTCATCGCCATTCCATTTATACCCGCATTCTTCACACTTGATTAGCAGCTCATCCATTTTATCTCCCCTTTTCATTCTGTTTCGTAAACAATAGATGACTTTTCATTTTCTTTTACCGTCTGTGCCACAACAAAGCCTGTATTATTAAAAATTTCTCTATAATCTTTAGGATTATGAATGACATAATGCTTAAACCCAAGTTTGTTTGCTCTCTCATTTGCAAGATTGATTGCAAAATCTTTGCTATATCCCATTACAACCCTTTTTTCATTTCTTGTAATTGATTGTATACTTGCTCTAATTCATCATCGTATAGCTGAAACTCTTTAACATCTTCTTCTGACTGTTTCACCTTAAAATCAATAGTAATCTCTCCATTGGGATCAGGGTTGTTTATCTTATAAGAAACTTCCGCTCCATCATCGTAGTCAAATTTAATCCATCTCTTCATGTTAATCACCTTTCTTTAAATACATGTTTTATTTCTTTATTTAATCTTAGCTTCTATTTGTACAAACTCTCCCAGTGGCTCAGCACATGCTACTTCGTACATGCAGTCGTCATATGTATTGAGTAGAACTTGTGTTTCCTCTGTTATTTCCCCTTTGTCTATCAACTCTTGCAATGAATCAATCAATTGTTTAACCTTCATGGCTATTGTATTTCCCCTCTCTTTAGCTACTCAGTTGGCCTAATTAATCGTTCAATCCCTTTTACATAATCAAAAAAGTCGTCTTGATCGTCAAGAATGTCGAACATGTCATGTTCGCCTGTAAAAAGCCATTGTGGATTCTCACCATTTGTTTGAATCTCCATAATAAAGGTGGTATCGCCTTCTACAATATCTTCATCTTCTTCGATCTCATAATGATACTCAATCAATTTTTTTAAAGCTTGACTATCTTTTATTTCTTTTGAATAAAATGTTAACCCCTGATCTTCGTACTCTTTTAATTTAAAGCCATTATCCAGTAAAAATTGAAGGACGTTTTCATTTAAAGTTGTCATAATTATTCCATCTCCCATTCAAGAATTTAAAAATACTAACAACCTCCTGCATAAGCAGGAACGCTCAGGGCTTAATGCGGTTTATTCTCCCCCTGAGGAGCTAGATAACACGGGCAAGTCTTTCACGGTATAATTCGGCTGTAACTCGACTATCTTCTATATCAAACAAAATCGTTCTCTTATCTTTTCCCATTGCTTCTGCTAGAGTCTCTATTTCATTTTGAGAAAAACTATTTAAAGTGTCCTGTCTATTCTTTGTTATATACTCTGAAACTTCTATTAGGGTCCCTTCGAACATCACTTCGCCGAATTTAGATACTGTACAAATATTTTGGTTTCTTTTAAAGATTGTGTATCCGTTAATCTCTTCTTTTTGATTGTTGCTGATTTCTTTAATTTGATGAACTAATGTTTTCATTTCTCGTTCCCTCATTTCAATTTTTTCTATACTTTTATTATATATTGACTACTTTAAATAGTCAAATGTTTTTTGGCAGGTATTTGCTTATTTGGAATGTCATGAAACCGCTGTTTGTTTTATTCAATCTTTTTTTATATCCATCGGTGCACCTGGATACACCCCACACCAATAGCAAATTTCCTTAACTTTTCTAGATTCTTCTTCATTGACTCCGATTACATATAAAAAGTTTTGCTTTATTTCCAACATCGAATAGTGAGTAGCACTATTATCAAAATCACGGTGTCCAGCAGTCTTGTTAATTGGCTTTACTTTGTCATCAACTTTTAAATTCATTGAGCTCTCTCACCTCTTCGCTTTAGTATTGGCTAACAAGCCCCTGTGAAATATTGTTTTATTCCGATTTCAATGCATTCACAAGCTTTTCTTTACAATCATCACATACATTTACAATACTTCTTGCATACGGCACGTATACGCTGTATACGCCCTTTATTCTTCTGTGTCCACATCCATCGCAATAATCGTTTTCTTCTGATTTATAGACATTGATTTTCTCTCTATCCAAACTACACACGCCCGTCCTATCTGATTTTATGATATTTAAAGATGTTGTCGATACTATGTAAGACCGAACAATCTAAGTCTTTCATATCCTTAGCCTGACCAGTTCTTGAAATTGTTCCAATCTCAATATTTCTCGTTATCTTTTGTCACTGCGTACCCTCCGTTATTTGGCATGTATCTCATACTGATTAATGCATCGAAAGTTGTATTGATAACTGCCGTCACACTGTTTGTATTGTATGACCTATACGGCATGTTCCCATGTTCATTTATCGAAAATTCGTACATTTTAATGTCCTTATCGAATGCTAGTTTGAAATTTTTGAATCTGTCGTCGACCTCTAACGCTTCGAGTATATCTCCAACTAGATTCTTATCACTCTGTATATGGTCTATACGGCATCTATAATTTCCGTCAAAATCAAATAGACTTACAGTCGATCTATTTCCTTTTCCTGTGTACGGATGCAATTTCAATAAATCAGTTATGATCACTTTAACTTTTCCGTCTTTTCTATCCCATAAATCGATTGTTCCTTCTTTCATCACAGCACCCTCCTATATGTTTAAAATTGTTGTTTTATTCAGAAATAATTTCATGCACCCTTCTTAATTGATCCAGAGTTAAATCAGCCGTCGACCACCTATCAAAGACCGATCGTATATCAAACATTAACTTTTTCTTCTCTTCCTTATCAATAATCTCTTGTTTTGATAAATAAAGCTCCCAGTCAGGACTATATTCTGTCACTTCTCTCATATCTTCCAAAGAAAATTTGAACATGCGTCTTGTTTCTGTCTCTCCCGTATTTCCAACATAGAAATATTTCCTTCCCTTTTTTAACACAACTTTCTCTAGAATATCTTTTCTTCCATATCGTGCGGCATTATTGATTGGTTTAAGATATACTGTTGAGCCAACCTTTATTAATTGACTTTTATCCAAATTAATTCTCTCCATTCTGTTTAAAATATGCATTTTATTTTATTTTCATCCTTGAAATATGCATGCTCCGCTGTTGTTTTAACTTGATTTAAGTATAGCATGACCATTTTAAATAATCAATACTAATTTTATTTTTATTCTAAAAGTGCGTATTTTATTATGATGTAAGCATGAGAAGCTTCGATGTATCCAGGATATAATAAGAAGCGTTATTTACCGTTTCACTGTAAGATTGCGCACCCTCAAAATCATTAATTACGTCTTTTTCTTCTGCCGTCATATCCTGATATTTTACCTTGCCATACGAAGGAGGAAGCCAGTTTTTCTTTTGGCTGCCAAAGATATTAAATTTCTTTAGAATTTCCATATCTTTGAACTCGATGTGACATGTCCCTTTTTTATAAAAAGTTACATAGAAGAACTTTAACTCTATTTTTTTCGTCTCCCCATAATGCTCAGCTAAATTTAAAGTTTCAACAATATTTATGTCTTCTGTCAATCCATTGTCAAGATAATTGAAAACTTTTTCGATATCTTTCAACTTTTCTAAGACCTTATAGTCTGTTGGATTATACCGACCATCTAGCCAGCTATACACGTTCAATGGAATAATTATTTTTTTATTAATTTTATATGATTTATTTGTTTTCCACCCATTATATAAGTGCACATTTTTTGATGATTCATCATAGTAATGCTTGTGGCTAAATTCTTCAAAAAGGTTAAGTATTGTATCTTCTACGCCCTGCGTCATCTCTTTACTCATCTGAATTCTTAATGTATAGATATTGAACAAAGAAAAATCATAATCTTTTAATTCCTCAACGTGCTGCAAATACTTTTGTTTCAGATTGCTTGTGAAGAGCCCCATAAATTGATCATTGTTAAATAACGTATTCCAATACTTCGCCCTAATTTGTTTTATATATGCATTCTCTATGTCATTTTCTTCGGTATTCTTATCAATTTGCAGCTTCAATATTGGAGTACTGTCATCATTGAAACTATGCAGCATTAATGGTTTCAAACTGTTGTATTCATTGATTAATTTTAAACCCGCTTTGATTTCATAATTGAATTGTTCTACAATCCCTTTTATAAAGTCTGCATTCACCAACTGTGTTGCTTTATAATCCTCATTAATTCTATGAAACTCATCTTTTTTCAATTCTTCTATTAGAACGCTGTTATATTCTTGCTTTTCAATGCATATGTATATTAGTGCCGTTTCAACTTCTGTGCTTCGCTCTGAACCCTGGAAACCGTTATGAATGTATTCGACTTCTGCATTTATTTCTTCTAGTTTACGTATGAGAAATTTTCTGTCATTTGAATACGGATTTTTTAATGTTTCGGCGTTCAATAAGCAAACAATCTGGCCGGATCTTTGTTGCTTCTCAATTAACTCAATCGCCTTTAATAAGTGTTTAGCACCGTTGCTAAAAGGTGGATTCATAAAAATCAAATCGTACCTCTTGTATGTGTTAAAGGTCAGAAAATCGTCTGCTATCACTCTATAACTTTTCCCCTTAAGGATGTGCCGTAAGGTTTCATCTTGTTCAATTGTATCCACATCATATTTCGTATTCCTTCTATAGTTCCTAGTATTTTTAAATTGAGTGTAAATGGCTTCTACTAAGTTTCCTTTGCCTGCTGAGGGCTCCAGAACGGAGTTAATGTACTTCCATTCTACTTTAGATGTCATTTTTCGGATTAACTGTGGTGGTGTCGGATAAAAATCCGGATTATCTTTAAACATTTTGAGCTCCCCTTTTTAGGGAATGAGATGTTTTCCCATCCCCTCATTAGTTTATAGATTAGGCTTATAAGTGTTGATTATTGGTTTGAAGCTTTTTTTATTTAAATAACCTAAAACCTCATCGAATTGTCTTTTGTCGCAAGAGTGGTACTTACTATGAATTATTTTCATTCCATCTGGTTTAACCTCTACATTATTCAATACTGTTTCGGGCAGCGAGTGCCACCCTTTGAACATCAATAATTCTGAATAGAAGTGACGAAAATATAATTTTCTTTTACTTTCAGGCCGGTATGTCAACTTGACTGCATTATCATATTGGGCATATTTAGTTGGCCGGTAACTGTCATATGTTATTCTTTCAGTAATTAAAGATCCAAGATCAGATATGTGAAACAGAGTATATTTTTCACCTTTTTCAAGATCAGCATTTTTAAATTGTTCTTGAATACTGTCAACTTCATGGAGAATTCTGTATAAAGCAGTTTTTAATTTTTCTGCATCTGCTTGTTGGATAACATTTTTACTTAAATTTAAATTATTCAATTTCAATTTTTCTTTGAGTGAAGTTTTATATTTGTCCCAGTCTTCATTGTTCCAGGTTGCAAATATATTTAATTCTTCAATGACTGAGCTAGAAAGATCTTCTATTTTTCTCGCTTGATATTTTAACTCCTGCAATTCTTCTTTTAACGCTTGCTTATGAGAAATTGACTTTTCAATTTTGGCATTATCCACTAAGCCAACATATCTCGCATAAGAATGGCCTTGAGCGTCTATAATAAATTGCAATTTCCCATCATAGTACACTCCTACGCCATATAAATTCCATTTGACTGTGTTCTTTTCAAGATCGTCCATATTGTAATAATCAATCATTGAGTTGATTCTGTTGTCTTCCGTAAAACTTCCACCGGTTTCCGCAAGAAAATCAAAATCATTTAAAAGCAAGTTAGAAAAGTTGTTTAAAGCTTCTTCAGTATTGAAATGTACTTCTTTTGTAATTTTCACATTTTCAAGTCTGTAGTCACCTTTAGCAACCTCGTCTTTGTATTGATCAAGTGTTTGATTTTTGTTTAAGTTGGCAAACTGTGCATCAATAACAAAATACTCCTGATCTTCATTCAGTTGTTTTACTACAATGCTGCTATAGATATTTTCGACTTGCTTCTTTTCTTCTTGTTGCTGTCTCTTGTATTCAGCATTTTTGAGCTCTTGCTCTTTTAAATATTCCTGAAGTTCTTTTTCTTTTCTCGCTTTCTCGGCTCTTTCGAATTCTTCCATCTTTGAATCAAACAGTGTCATATCTTCTTTAATTTCTTCTGTTTGTTCTGTCACTGTGTATTCCCAATCTAATGAAACACGACCATAGAAATTGTAACTGCCTGCGTAATCAGTGTATGGATCTGCTGGGCTGTAGCAATGGCGATAATTGTTTAAAAGACTGTTGCAATAATCATAAATCGCAGTCAAATAAGTTGAGCCTTTTTCATAAGGGCTTGCTTTGATTTTGATGTTAATAGTGCTATGTAAATAGCTTCCCCCAGTAGTAACAGAGAATTTGCATTGTGGGAAACGTTGTCTTATATGCTTTCTTATTTCCTTTGCCATTTCTTTTACTTCTTGTTCCTTATTTACTTCTAATTCACTCCATTGTGTTGCATCCCACAGACTCATATTTACACCCTTAGCTTTCTTTTTGGTTTTTGTGATTGTTTTAGAAGATGAGATTTCTTGTTTAGTGACACCATTAGCGACCTGCATTGATTTTTCTGTCCGTTTGCTCCACCAACATTTTTTGAATCCAGAGTATCGAAAACCGTTTGATTTAAGATGAGTTAAAACCTCTTGTTCTGGTTTACTATCAAAATAAAGTTCAATCCCGTTTAACTCTTCGTTAATTCTTAAAACAGCTGTCATTTTCAACCTCTCCATTCTTTATAATAATTTTATTTTTATTCTAAATGTATGTAATCCTTTGACTTGATTTAATTTTAACATGATCACTTTAAATATTCAATAGTTATTTTATTTTTATTCTAAAAAAGAAAAACATATTATCGAGGTTCAGCTTGCTGAAACGAGACGGCCGTAAAGGCACTTTCTTTACGGACGAATTTATTATTTTTTATTTAATTATTACCCCTCTTCCCCTTTAAGGGACACACCCTTCAAACCCTTGGGACAGTTGACTTTTTTTTGTGATTTATTGCTTTATTTGCAATAAGGATTATAAATCATTATTTAACCAATCAATTAACATTAATCTCATTCTTCTTGATGGAATATAAATTGAAATCGAATCATTATTTCTTATGCTGCTTCTCCATATCCATTGAATCATCTCTGAAAGGGCAAAATAAGTCTCATCAACTTTAATACCCTTAGAGCTAAAGTATTCAACTAATAAGGGATTACAATAACGATTAATAGCATAAACTAGTGTATTTTTATGACTATGTTCATTTGTAGACCGGATATTACATGGTATGAATCCCTTAGTATATCCCTTGCCTGAAAGCCTTGGTTTATAATCAATAAACGTTGTCCACATATTAAAGTTTGATTTAGACTTACATATGTTCTGAAAGTAATTCAGGATATTATTCTGCAGTCGTTTATGTAAAACCCTTTTATTTCTGTACCATCCTTTTGATAAAGAGTACTTTTCTTCACCGATTTTATTAAGATCACCATCATATACATTTATATTGATTTTAATTTTATTCTTAATGTGCTTATCGGCTGCTGAATCATAAGGCACACACTTATATTTTCCCTTATCTTTTTTAATCATATATTTCTCATAAGGAATATTGTTTAAATCATAATAATACTTCTGCAACTGTCCATCGAACAGATATGTTAAGTTGTATACCTCTTTAAACAATTTGAATATGTCAGCAGGGAAGTTCCAAAGTATGACTGAATCATTATGTAATATTAAGTTGTTATTTAATGCAAGCTGTTTCAAGTGTTTAAACTCTCCATCATATTCCCTTTGCATATTCTTTTCTTGTTCCATGTTCCAGATTATTCGATCGTCTTTATTTATTATCCAGTTATTTTTAAATAACATATCCAGGTCATCTGCAGATATGTTTAACTGCTTTACAACCTCTATTGCCTCGTCTAGTATCAAAGTATAATTACCTGAATAGATGAGTTCTTTTGTTGTCTCATTTGCCATCTTAAAGAGTGCGTGTGTAGTTGCTATATTCTTATTATCTGAAAGGTGCTTATGTAACGAATCCAGTTTATAAAATGTTTCTCCGTTTACGCTGTGTATCTTAGGTTCAATAAACTTCTTATCTGGACACGCTTCCTTGATCCTCTTTACCTCATCAAGATAAGGTGTAATAAAAATAAACTTATCGTCTGTAGGTGCTTCATTCATTTTTTGTATCATGTAACTTGTCTTACCTGATCCCATTATAGAATCAATTATTTTAATTTTATTCATAATAAATATAGACTTCCCCCTTTAATATTAAAAATAAAGGAACGGATAAATATTTTACCGCTCCTTCTCATATATGAAATTCAATTGTTGATTCTTTCTTCAAGATCATGAATACGTCTTTCAAGTCCAGAAAATTTCTTATCATTGTATCGGTGGTCACTTTCAATATTCTTGTTAATAATCTTAAGCATGGATACAACCTCTTCAGGCTCATTTTCTTCGATTCGTTTAACCGTTTCTTTAATATCCTTAACGTCCTGCTTAATTGTGTTAATATCCCTGGAAAGTTGCTGTATTGCTTCAAGTATCTTTTCCATTCCGCTCACCTCTAATACGCTTAGTATAGCATGATGTTAGCTAGATTTGTTTACCTTCTTTTGGCGTATACAAAGTAAGCGATCCATAATAAAATGATGATGATACACGTTACTATGAAGATACCTGTAATAAGCGACTGTGTTCCGCTGCTGAAGTAATCTTTGATGAAGAGGAACAATAAGAATAAAACAATAAATGTTATGTTCGTAAACCATAATGAGAATCGTTTCATATTTACAATGTGCTTGTCCATGTTATAATATGGGTAGTAACTAAAGGGGAACTTAATCCCCTTTAGAGGTTTATCGGCGTATACGTTTGCGTTGTCTCTCTGGTCGGAGACGCTTGCGTGTACGCTTTTTCTTTTTGCTTTTCTTATTCTTCATCAGGTTTTGAATCTTCTCAGCTATCGTTAAACAGTTGATGATTAAAACCGTGATAGGAATAAGGAAAGCAATTGTTATACCCACTTTCTCAAGCACTCTTTTCACCTCCTTTCCTATAACTCTATTATATCACATTTCCCCTACAAATTCATTTTATTTTTACTCTAAATATGGATTTTTTTCAATTATTTTGGACTATTATTTATGGGTGTTTATAGGCTGTATAAGGCGTGTATGTGGATTGGATACCAATGATACTATGATTAAATTAAAATTGATTATAGGTGTATTAGAATGCTTCTGATGGTGTTGTTAGTGTGTTATGGGATGGATATATGATGATGTGTGGTGAAGGAATTGGATGGAGATGATTAGGCAAGATGAGGATATGTAATGGTGGATGTAACGAGATGAAGGAATATGATTAAAGTGAATATAAAATAGGTGTGTGTGGATTAGATGAAAATTATATAGGATAGATAACACTTCGATTCATTCCCCTTCGTTATACACACGATTATTTTTAATGAATGGGTATTCACTTTTAAATTGACCGCTTTATTATTTTTTCAAAAATAAATATTGTTTTTCATTTGAAATTGTGTTAGAAGTCTAAATTTATCAGCCAAATCATAAAAACCCTACATAACGTATCTTATATAGGGAATTCAATACCAATATATAGGGGGTATATTAACATCTAAAGGCTAAAAAACAGGAACAAATGTACCCCTAGCACTTCCATTTCCACACCCAACTTATTTTTTCACTTTCCCATTTTTCAGCCTATTTTCACATCGTAATCGCTATCGTAAAAGCCTATAGTATCAATGTTTTTCTACCCCTCATTCTTCCCTTTTTCATCAAATTTTTAACTCAACGTCCACTTTTCCTCTCTCCTGTCTACGTTTTACGATCACAAAACACCTATTATCCCCTTTGACAGCTCTAAAACATTGCTATATCAACTAATTAACCCTTTCCGATCTTCATTCACGATACGCACTTTTTTAGCTCACGATCACTAAGGGGGGTCATAAAAAATCAAAATAAAAAGCCACCTTAGTAGGCAGCTTCCCTTTAAAATTAGCGCTTTAGTCTCTTCAGTGCCTCCATATACGAGGTCTTTTTCGATTCCTTGTTCTCTAGCTTCCTCGGCTTGAATAAATCCTTTCTACGGCGATTCTTCGCTTTATAAACAGTTGTTTCTTTAACTTCAGTGTTTCCATTTTCAATTAAATCATCTAACTGCTTCATCCGTTCATTGATCCAGGTTAACCCGCTAAGAATCGTTATCGCCCTATTACCTTTATCATAATGCCCCTTAAATAAGTCTAAAGGCATCTTGTTATCAAAGACATTAAACAGCTCATTATACGATATATGCTCCGTTAAGAACTCATGAACATCTAGGATAACTCCAGCTCTCATCACATTTGTAAACTCAACAGGAGTAAATATCGAATTGTTCCACGACTTCTGTATATCTTCATGCAGCTTATCAAAATACTTGCCCTCATTTGTAAATTCATTGAGGTTTGTTTGGGCAATAGTCATGATTCCTGGCGTATCAAAAAGCTGATTTAAATCCTTCCTGTCTAGTGTGCTGATCTTGGATCCTCTGTCCGTGTAATTAAGTAAGACTTCAATTAAATCCAGGAACAGCTTGTTTGTCTCCTTGTAAAGCCTACTCTCAGAGATGTTTCCTTCATGTTTACTCAAAACCATTTGATTATCCAAAGGTAAAACACATGTCTCTGGCATAGATAAGTCTTCAAGTAGCTCCAGTGAATTCATCTGGTTAACCAGTACCTCATTGTTGTCAGGAAGGATTGGAACAGCGACTATGGTTTTATGAGCAAGGTATTCGTTTAACAATTCTAATAATATAGGAGCTACCCCTGAACCGGTTCCACCAGCTGCAGAGAAAACAACAAAAATAACTTGTACTGAAGGTTTTTCCATTGTGTTCTTTATAAACTCAATAGAGGACTCCCAGTTATTTTTCATATGTTTCGCTGCTACGTTTCTGTCTTTACCTACTCCTTCTGTCCCTACCAGATGAAGCTTATCTTGAATATTGATCAATGAATTAAGGTCTGAAAGTGAATAATTTATTGCGACAGAATGAAATCCTCTCTTCATCGCTTCATCTGCTACACTTCCACCGGCCTGCCCAATTCCAATAAAGCCAAACATTAAACCCTCTCCCCTTCTAATTGATATCTCAAAGCTTCTTGTCCATATTGAGTAATAAAAACTGTATGCTCTTTACTGTTTTTAACTATATTAATAAACTGCAAGGCCTCTAAACGATCTATGCTCTTTCTAAAGGTAGCATCAGTTAACTGAGTTTTTGCTTGAATGGTTTTCTTCCTAATTGATTTAAACTTTAAATCAGCCCCTTCATCGCTCAATAAGCCTAGAATATACAAATCATTTCGAGTTAAGTTGTCAATTACTGAATCAAAATAAGTATCCATGTGACCCCTCCTTAATATCTTGTGATTTTGAAGTATCTTGGTTGATCTACGATTATTATATTGTTTATTTGTATTTAAATGCAAATATTTTTGTATCTTAATGCAAATAACTACACTCTGCTTGTATGTAAACCAGTCATTTTATAAAATTTATTCAAACAGCAAAAGGATGATTTAAATGGAATATAGGGTTAAAAGTAAGTTGGATTCATTTCTAAGCAGCAAAGGTATCGAAAAAGGCTGGTTAGCAGAGCAAATAAAAGCTGAAAGAGCAAGTATATCTAGATGGTGTAAAAATGACAGCGAGGGATTTGCAACCGTCCTCCCTAGTACATACAATCTTTTATTGATGGCACATATTCTAAATTGTAAAGTTGACGATCTTTTTGAATTAATCGAAATTAAATCCAATTAACTTTGGATTTTTATGTTTACAAGAGTAAAAATAAAATATATAATAAAAACACAACCACATGAAGTGGTCTTTATTTTAATCATTTTAAGAATAAAAATAAAATAGTATGGAGGTGTAAGATGAAAAAGCAGTATTTATTTAGTCATTTAATGGGGTTTATTGAGGGAAAAGTAGTCGATGGGACAGCAACACCCGAAGAAGAACACCTTTATCAGGATTACAAATGGTACGGAAAGATTAAAAAACAAAGCTTTACATATCGAAGTTTAGTAAATCAATATCTTAATAGCGAATATTAAGCACTTTTAGAGTAAAAATAAAATATACGGAGGGGATTGGTTGAAAAGAAAAAAGGATGGATTGTCTAAGCAAGTTCACATATACAGTGTGGACACATCAGCATTTTATAATGACAAAGAAAATTCATTACATAATAGGATTTTGAAGTCTTATAGATACAGAGATTATCTTAAGACATTAGATAGTGTACATAATAGACATAAGAAATACATTTCGCAAAGAATTACATACCTTAAAGAATGCCTCTATTCCGCATTCGATGAACATAATGACATAAGAACACTTCGAACTGACAGTTTAAGAGACAACAAAGTGATTTCATTATTTGATTCAGTGTTAACTCGAACCCTCGGGATTAAAGAAAACACCCTTTCTGAGGAAATCATGGTTGTCCAGACTTATCATTTTGAGGTATTGAAAGACATTATTGATCAAGGATTTTTACATAACAATGAAAAATACGTTTATTTCACGAGTAGCGCCGGTCAAATTCGCACAAAGAAATCATGTTTCATTAAAAAAAGCACCTACGACAAGTATCAGGATGCTTTGACCTGTGGCTTGAGCATTGAAAAGATTAATTCCCTTGGAGGGAGCAGCATTAACAAATGGAATAGCTATATGGCCCTATCAAACAGCGCCAGTAGCCCTTGGGAGATCGATATTGATAAAGCAATTGTTGTCAACGACCTAGAAACGGATGTATCAAGCCTTGTTGACTATATTGACCGAGACACCTACGAAATCACACGAAAAACAATGAACATTCCCATTGAGCATACAGATGGCTGCGGAATGATACTCCCCACTCTAAGTCGTAAAAGCTTCATGGTAAGGCTCCCGTGGGTAAAGGGTTTATTAGTCCCTTTTGATTTTCGTAAATTTGCTGAGGAAAACAAAGCTTTTAAAGTAACTGATATATACGGCAAGGAATGGGACGTAGTGAAAGATGATGTTCAAATTATCTTCACTAAAAGTCAGTTTAAAATGTGGAAGTATTATTCATCGTGGGAAGAATATCAAGGCAATTACAAAAAATATGGATGCTTAGAGGCTAAACTCAACGAAGAAGACCCTTCTGTTGAAGGTAAACTCACTTATCAAATGCTTCAGACACTTACAGATATCTCAGATGAAGAATTAATTCAGATGAGCTCAAAGACTGTAAAAGAGATAACCACATTGGGAACTGATAAAGAGACCATGTTAAGAGTTCTTGGAGCTACGGAGAAAAAGAAACATCGGACAGCTCTTCAGGACGCTTTACTTCTATATCCAGAACTTCTTAACGATGATCACACGAAAGAAATTATTAAAAATAAAAAGAAAAGCATGATTAAAGATGCCAAATCAGGAAAATTGCTTGTGGATGGTGCTCGTTATACATATTTATGTCCTGATCTGTATGCTTTCTGCGAAAAGTTATTTCTGAATATCCAGAATCCAAAAGGACTACTTTCAGGAAATGATGTCCATTGTTCTTTATATGATGAAGGGTATATTGACATCCTCCGCTCCCCTCACCTATTCAGAGAGCATGGTGTTAGGTGGAACAAAAAAGATGAGGAATATGAAAAGTGGTTTATTACCCCAGGTGTTTACACAAGCATTCATGATCCGATATCTAAGTTGCTGCAGTTTGACAATGACGGGGATAAGGCCTTAATTATTTCTGATGAGTTAATCGTCAATATTGCCAAGCGTAATATGGAGAACATCGTTCCTTTGTATTATGAAATGTCAGTAGCACAAAAACAAGAGATTAATAGCAGGAACATATATGAAGCACTAACTCTTGCTTATGGGATCAATATCGGGGAATACAGCAACAACATCACTAAGATATGGAACAGCGACAATATAAATCTGGATGTGATCAAATGGTTATGCATGGAAAATAACTTTACTATCGATTAAATTTATAGTCGCGTCGCATAGCGATATGCGGATGAAAAGTCAGTGAACCTAGAAATCTAGGGTGTACATTCAGCGAAAAGTAGCGATAGGAAATGATCGTCAATGAGTGTGCTAACAGGGGAATTCTAATTAATACATTTTACATTTTTGAACAATGATATTTAAAACAAGGGGGTGACAAAGTGAAGTTTATAAATGAGGATGAGCATAAATATTTGAGTGGGATATATAAGATTGAGCAGATAAGCACCGGCTTAATATATGTGGGGAAAACTAAGATGAAATTTATTAAGCGTTACTGGCATCACACTTGGAAGCTGAAAAACAATTCGCACTGTAATCGACATTTGCAGAATACCTGGAATAAATATGGAGAAAACGATTTCCAATTTCATGTATTGCAAACAGTTGATCCAAACTCAGATATGAACGAATTAGAAACTCACTACATAAATGAACTAGGTGCCTATTTAAATGGCTTTAACATGACCACCGGCGGAGAGGGCAAGAGTAATTGTAAGATGTCTGACTCCACCAAAAGAATTATTGGGGAAAAGAATAGGATTAATAACACCGGAAGAAAGCTTAGTGATGAGACTAAAGCCAAAATGAGTAAAGCGAGAATTGGCAGAAAGCTCTCTCCGCAGCATAAGGAAAAGCTTTTACAATCTAGAATGAATAAAAGGCATTCGCCAGAATCTAGATTAAAGATGCGTCAGTCTCATTTAGGGTCAAAAAATAAATCCTCAAAAATAAATGAAACGAAAGCATACGAGATAAAAGTTCGTTTGATTAATGGAGAAAAGATGTCCGAAGTATCAAAGTCAATGTGTGTTTCCTACCCCATCGTTAAATCAATATTAGAGTGTAAAGTATGGAATCATATTCATGTTACTGGGTGGGACGACTTTATTCTTAAATACAAAAGCAAGAAGAAAAGCACTCTTACTCCAAAAGAAGTATTTCGCATAAGAGAACTTCTTAAAAAAGGGTTATCAGCACCCCATGTTGCAAAAATGTGTAACATAAAACCCAATGTTGTCTATGGAATTAAACAAGGAAGAACCTATAAAAATGTAAAATGAATGTAGAATGTATTATATGAAAACCCTGTGCCAAGCGTTTACATCATGCTGGGAAGCACTTGTAAATGAAGGTGCAACGACCATCCTTTATGGAGTAATAATAAGGTGAAATTCCTTATTATGAAGCGCTGACCATCTGTCTAGCACAGATGATGATATGGTCTATTCCCTAATAAAATATCGGGAAACCGAGGGTATCAAAGTTCGCAAAAACCTTATTCATGCCCACCCGTCCTGATCATGTTGATGAAAAAATTAAAGATTACATAAAAAATAAAGTACCCCACTTCTTCATCAATGCAAAGGATAAAGAAGAACATAGCGTTGAGTTAATTAATGAAAGCACAGTAAATAAGTTAGACTCCATTATCCCTTCTGACCGAATTAATTTCGCAGCAGTAGCAGGAAAATTTGATTATCGTTTCCTGCTCAAGAACAAGGAGATTAAGTTGGACGATGCAATTATTCGTGAATACAAACGATTAGACCAAAACAAGAAATGGCTCATGAATGATGAAGACATCAAGCCTGGACAAAAACTTTATGTCTATAAGGTCATTAAAGACAGGTTATTGAAGATTCATCAAGACGAGCAATATGTTACTGATGTTTTAGTTAAGCACCTATACAAGAAAAAGAGTAAGTTTAAGGCAACTTTGTGGGAGTGTTTCGGTGAAAACATTCTTAAAAACCTAGAAGTCAATTTAAAATCAACCAAAATTTGTTTATCATGCAATAAACTATATAAAACCAAATCAAATAAAAAGAAGTTATGTGACAAATGCTCTAAGGAAAAACTCAGAACCTCTTGGAGGAATAGCAAAAGAAAACAAAGAATGTCCTAGAATAGAAAGTGCCCTGAGCCTTACTCCCCCAAGGGGTACAGCGATTTTACCGGAAAAAGTTTAACGAAAAAAGCGCCTTGAACCCTTGATATGACTGGTCTGAAAGCCCCTTTTGAGATAATCGCCATAAGGGAGAAAGAAAGCTAATTTCCACATATAAGGGTGAGTACGTCTCCCGTTTTTCAAAGAAGCATAAACGTTACCGTAATTATACTTTAACACAAAAATAAACAATATCACTAGGAGGAATTAAAACATGAACAAAACAGAATTTGTTGGAGAAGTTGCAGAAAAATTAGGAGTTACTAAGAAAGAAGCTGCGCCTAAAGTAGAAGCAGTATTTAATGTGATCGTTGAAACACTTACAAAAGGTGAATCAATCAAGATTCCAGGAGTTGGAACGTTTGAAGTTCGTGAACGTGCAGCTCGTAAAGGGAGAAATCCACAATCGGGTGAGGAAATTGATATTCCGGCTACAAAGGCACCTGCATTTAAGGCTGCTAAAGCTCTAAAAGACGCAGTGAAAGCTTAATATATAAAATGAAGGATTGGTATCTCTCCCTCTTTAACCTATGAATGTGGTGGCGGAATAGGTAGACGCTTAGACGAACATAAGGACGGTACTGTGAAGTAGACTACGGAGCTACATAATAGTCGATTTGGCTAACGGTTGTTGAAATCCGTTCATGAGAGGTGCAAATCCTCTTCCGCATTTATCTCCAGGTTAATTAATTAGAGTTCTTTTATTGATGACATGGGGGTGTCGTCAATAAAAAGCTGTTTACTGATATGTGGGATATCAGTTCTCGGCTAATATTCATTTGTTTGAGGACTTGGAATGCCAGGGTTTCGGATAAGTGGATATTAGCGGGGTATTGCCCCACCGTGGGTTAAGCTTTTTCTAAATATGTCTATTCTCACTTTCATACGAATAAAAGCATTAAATTCGACTTTACAGCTACAACTGGTCATTGTGGTTAGTCGGATAATGGTCATTTATGAGGGTTCGAGGTTAACTCGGATGTCTGTATCTAAAAGAGACAGGTAAATGGCTATTATCGGGCTAAATATGCCGATAAGACTTAACGCATTATTGCAAATTGCGACTGAATCCCATCAGGGTCTTATTATGAGTGGCATATAGCCTGAATATTAATTGCGGTGTATTGCTTCAGCTTGCACTTAGGTAAGGCAGATGCGTCTCCCTTCCCTTTAAATAATGCCCTTGTAAGCTTTGATGCTTATTATGCGGTCACATAAACATTTTCCGGGTTTGCGAGTCTTCTATACTCGTAAAATAAGTGAAATGGTTGTTGGGCGCTTGATCACCGCTCCCATTTCACTTCATCTCCTTCAATGTTCTGAATGGAGGCTTATTCCCATGCACATACCACCTTACACGGGTCAGAGAAAACTGTGCAAAATAAATGGCGAGCGTTTGAGACGCTTTGTTTCTCAATAAGGCGTGTAACCTGACAAGAGAGACTGAAAATGCTATTGAGAAGGCTTATAATGGGTCTTTCCTTCTCGTAATTTGTTTTTGAATTCATTAAACGAGAGTAGCCGTTTAATCCCGCGTGGGAGATACAAAAAATACCTCGATACGTCCAGCTTTGGGATTCCTTCTAAAGCCAGCTACTCCAATATTTATTTCAATTCATAAGTTTATTGAAAAAGCAAAAAAGGCTCTTCTGGTCGCGACTCCAGAAAAACCTTTTTTGTTACAGCATGCTGTTTTCTATCCTTGTTAATTTTACTATACAATTTTGTTGTCTAATTGTCAACCACGAAGAGGATTTGGGC